CCGTCCTCTGTGGCGGTGGCAATGTAGTCAGCGACCTGACCACATTCGTTTTCAAACCCGCTGAACAACGTGTAGCTGTCTTGGATAAGTTTGACCTGCCCCGCAGTTGTGGCAGCTTGGGGGCGCTGGCCTTCCAGTTCTACCTTTGTCGGCCTTATGGGCGTTGGTGCAACTTCAATAAGCTTTTCGTAGATCAACGGGGAGAAGTCCGCAAACTCAAAGATGTCGCCTTGCTGCACTATGCGCACAGGGCGCGGCGAAGCATATTTCTTTTTGTTGTTAAACGTCCCGGGCACACGCAAAATACGCGCAGCGTCGGCAGTCACCGCCATGTCGATAGTAAAGCCTTCCTGTTTGCACAAGCGCTTTAAGTTTTCGGCAACAGGTTTCCAAACAGCCGCAGGCACCTCGTCCTTGAGCGGCCAGTACACATGCAAGCCGCCACCTGAGTCAACAATCCACGGCGTACCCAACGTAGCAAGACCGGAGTCTTGCAAAAACTTAATCAGCGAATTGGCGGCTTCTTTTTTGGAAGAGTACCCATCTAGGTCAACAAAGAACGCTCGGACGTACTGGGCTGTGTCTGTGCCGCGCTTGTTACTGAATGTGGATACGCCAAAAAATACATCGTAGTTGGCCGCGTTCCACTCGTCGATCTTCGGTATGAGGGCTGCAATTGTCTCCGCATAAAAATGCTCCTTATTTTTTGTGAGTTCTACCGCGCAATAAAGTCCAAGACCTTCAGACGGCAAAACCACCGCTAAAAACTCAGCGGGTGTCATAACTATCCTTTGGGTTATTTGAAGTCTTCAGCCGCGTGCGCTATACCTTGGTCAAAGCCGTCCTCAAAACCTTCGTGGTATATGTTGTCACGTTTGTCTATTTCTTTGGAAAGGCGCTCTGCCAGACTTTTAGTCCATTCCGCACCCAGCTTGTCGTAGCCATTAGCGTATGTGTAGCGCAGTATTTCCTCGTTTGTCAGGAGGTGAGGTTGAATGTTTTGCATGTTCTTCTCCAAGCTTCTTCGCTGGTTGATGATGTCTGTAGGATTTTTAGGATTGCCGTTACCGCAGGGCGATATGCGACAAATACTTCCCCGCCGTTAAACCAGTTGTAGACAGACTGGCGGGATGCGCCAGTTGCCTTAGAGATTTTGATGGCAGAGAAATTCCAATGAATGGCCCACCGCCCGAGTTGGTTGCCCAATGTCTTCGGTGCGGCGACTACTCTGTCGATTACTTGTTGTGAGTAAGCCATGATGAGGGGCCGAAGCCCCGCCTCCTTATTCGTCGTCCCAATCATCAACCATCGCAGCAAGCGAGGACTTGGCCTTCGGCACTGCGTTGGGTTTCTTCTCCTCCTTACGAATTGTTGGCTCCTCTGATTCCTCAGCCACTACAACCTTCTTTGCCTTACCAAACTTGGCTTCCGCCACGGCTTCCATTTCGGCAACTTCTGGCGGCTCTTCCTGCGCCTTAGCCGCCTTGGGCTTGGTGCCCGGCACAGCGATCGGTGCCGCCACGTTGTCCATCTTCGCCACCGTCATGGTGACCGCCTTGACCGCCGTATCCGTTTTGCCTTGTTTCTGGGCTATCGTGTACTCGTCATCTGTTAACCAACGCATTGTCTTAAAGAACAACTTGGGCGACTGCGACTTGGTGTCGAACTTCATGCGGGTAATAACCATTGAGGGGTCAATGTCCTGCGCCACCAACCAACGAGCGTATGCTTGCAGTGGGCGGTTCTCACCATCGTCCTTACCAAAGATAGACGTAGCTGGCAGCGTCAACTGCATTACGTTGCCTTCAATGTCGTTAGCCAACACCACAGCCAAACGCTGCTGGTAACGGCAAGCGCGGCTATTGCCTTGGCCCGAGCCTGTGATGTTTTGTGTGCACCCTTCGCACTGAATGTGCTGCGGACTGCGTGCTTCTGCGCTAGGTTTTTCGCCGTCGTTAGACCAGCAGTCAGGGGCAGAAGCCTCGCCGTCATAAGATTTGGCATAAAACACGCGTCCGATTTTGGGCGCAGCATTGACAACCACCACGTCAAGGTAGCGTTCCTCCACGGCAGCAATTTCTTTGCCACCATCAATCAGACGGAACACGCCGCCCTTGATACTGATACGTTTGCCACCACCGCCTACGTTGCCACCCGCAAGGGCTTTGGCGATGTGTGAAAGAGCCCCACGGTTTTTAGCAAAGGCGGGGGTTTGTGCGGGGTCAAAGAGAGCTACAGAACTCATAAGATTCTCCAATTACTTAGTTGGTTTGCGAACAGAAATGGCGTACTCCGTCATGGAGTTCAAGCCAGCGGGAACAAGACCGGGATTTTCTTCAAGGAATAAGGCCATGTTGGTCTGCGCAATGCGCTTTTCCAACAAGTCCAGAGCGTCATGCTCCTTTATAAAATCTTTGAAGGAGTCCCAATCTTGGGTGTTATAGCGCGTCTTTGTGGACAACACTACGGTGCCTTGACCAGTACGTACACTTGATACGCCCAGCGCCAGCATTTGATCCTTTAGCGCAATCTTAACGGCTTCTTGCTGAGTTTTAATCTGCTCGACTTCGTTTTCATACGCTTGGGTCAACTCTTGGATGCGTTGCTGCATCTTGCGGTATATCTTGGCCAGCTTGTCCATAGGGACTAAGACTGGCTCTTCGGCTTCCTGTGCGGGAGCCTCTACCTCATCATCAAATTCTACCATTTACTTCTCCTATTTTTGTCTAAGGTTTAACATCATACACGGCAACTTTATCTTTGCAACTCCTTTCTTAAATATTTTTTACTTCGCTGTCGTACATGCCGACGAGCAGCGCGTGGTCAGTGACCTTGGCGTCCATGGCCTTGAACAACTTCTTCTCTATGGGGCTGGACTCAATGTGTACCACAGTAACTTTGTCAGAGTCCTGCCCCTTGCGGTCGGCACGAGCAATACATTGTACGTATTGTTCCACGCTCATCAAGGGGCCAAAGAACACAACTGTGTCCGCAGCAGTTAGGGTTATCCCGTGGGCGGTAGCCTGTGGCTGCATGACCAACACCCTAATTCTGTCCGTGGTCTGGAAGTCGTTGATGATCTGCCCGCGTTTTGTTGCAGACACGTCACCATGAATTTGTCCCACGGCGTAGCCATGTTTGGTCAGGTAGTTGACTATGGTGTCTATGCTAGACCGAAACAAGGCAAAGATGATTACCTTGCGCTCTGTCTCTTCCAGCACTTCCTCCAGCACCGCCAACCTTGGGGCGGCATCAAACTCCACCACTTCCCTATCGTCCGTGTACGCGGCTCCACAACTTATTTGCAGGAGCTTGTTGACTGCCACACCCGCATTAATTGCGCTGATTGTTTCGCCCGCTGCTTGTACCAGCATCTGCTCTTTGAGGAGCTTGTAATACTTTAACTGCTGCGGAGTCATCGGCACCTCCCGCGTAACTGTTATTACTGGCGGCAGATCAAGGCATTGGTCTTTGGTAAACCGTATTGCAGGCTGCAAGGCCTCGTACACCATGTCCCGCGCTTCCTTCTTAGGAACCCACTTAAACATGGTGATTTTGTTCATGACCTTGTCTCGCCATGCCGTTTGGAACTTAGGTACTCCTGTTGGGTTCACCAACTTAGCTAACCCATACGCGTCCACAGGAGACTGCGACGCAGGCGTACCAGTCATCATCCACAAGTACGTATCGGGCCTGATGATGGACGCCAGCGCTTTCCAGCGCCGTGTGCTTGGGTTTTTGTATGCGTTGGCTTCGTCCACAATCACAAGATCAAACCTGCCGTCGTTGACAATCTCTTTGGCTATCAGATTCAGACCGTCGTAGTTGGCAATCACGATCTCATAGTTCTGCTGAATCATTTCAATACGCCGCGCTGCTTGCGCATGGTGGGCTACTACTGCGCTCCTATGTATTATGCTGCGGTTGATATCTCCCATCCACGCACTATGCATGATGGACAGTGGGCACAGAATCAACACGCGCCGTACTTCGCTGCGGGCCATAAGAAAGTCAGCCGCCCATAGAGCAGATAGCGTCTTGCCTGTGCCGGGGTCGTTAAAACAAAAAGCCCTGCGATGCAGAGTTAAGAACGCTGCCGTTTCAATCTGGTGCTTCATAGGTATGAAGCGTCCGGGCCAGTTGTATCGTCGTGTAATAGGCGAAGGTACATCTTTGACGCCTAAGTTTTTAAGTACTCGCGCTTCGTCTAACCCCCACCATACAGCGACTTGATATATACCATCGTCTTCGCTGAGTATCTTGTGCTTTGGAATGATG